TGCATATAACGAAAAACTAGGTTGTGAGTATGATGTTCAAGCAGCTTTATTAAACAAAGGAGCTTAATAATGATAGATACTACAAAACTTCACAAAAACGACTACCTGATTACTAAAGATCAGGTAGCAAGATTCATAAGCGACAGACCTGATATGTCTGCAAATGCTTTTGCTAACCTTCTTAATGGTGGCAAGTTTGAGTTTGATAACCTCAAAGATTTTATTAACAAAGACACTTTTGAAAGTGTTATCAAAGGAGGCAAATAATGGAATTTTTATTTGACTTATTTGCAACCATCGGTCTTGTAGGACTGGTGGCTTGTCTACTAGAAGAAATTTTGTTATAATCGGAGGGTTGGGATAAGTTCGTCTTGAACTTTCTCACACTCCTTTGTAATGCCACTTTAATCGGTGGCATTTTTTTTGTTAAAAACTAATTCTAAAAAATACAGGATCAAGTAAAGTATGCCAAATTACAATGAACAAGAAATGAGAATGTTAGCAAACTTATTAGGTAAACCAGCACTACCACAAGTACCTACGGTTGATGTTTTTGATCCTTCTATGGCAGCAACAATGTATCGCCAAACAGGGCAACTACCTCCTATGGGTATAGGTAAAACTGGTGAAATGAACAGAAAAGCAGTTTATGACGCTGTACAACTACAAAGTCGTAATAGATTGCCTATTCCAGTAAATGAAAACAATATGCCTATGTTTAATACAGATGAAGCATATATGAAATATTTAAATGAATATGACCCTGCTATGTTTAATGAAATGCAAAATACTTATTACAATACAAGAGGAAATATGGGCGAAGGAAAAATAGAACCTATGAAGTATTTTAAAGGTTTGTTTGATTATTTTGGAGGTAATTAATATGTGGTCATGGCACTGGTTTGCAGGATGTCACTTTGGAGTAGAGTGGTATGAAGATATGAAGATGGATGACTCTAAAAACAAAAAGTTTTTTGAGTATTTTATTATTGATCTGGGGTGCTTACGAATACAGAAATGTACGCAAGTAGAGAATGTGTAATGAAAAAAAAGATGAAGAACAAGAACAAAAAACCTTACAAGATAAACATGAAGAATTACGCAGATGGTTTGAGTCTATAGGAGATTGTGTATGACTGCCAAGAAAAAAGGTGCTGATGGAAAAGCGTGTTGGAAAGGTTACAGATTTAATGGAACAAAAAACGGAAAAGATAGTTGCGTTAAAGTAAAACAAAGAGCTAAAAAGTTTCCATTATGATAAAAGACCCAAGACTTGAAAGAGCAGGTGTATCTGGATTTAATAAACCAAAAAAAACTCCAAGCCACAAAACAAAATCTCATGTAGTAGTAGCTAAAGATGGAGACAAAGTTAAAACAATTAGATTTGGTCAACAAGGTGTTACTGGTGATAGAAAAATGACAAACAGAGCAAAGTCATTTAAAGCCAGACATGGTAAAAATATTGCAAAAGGAAAAATGTCAGCAGCATATTGGGCAGATAAAGTTAAGTGGTAAGTAGTCCTTGCAATGGTGTTTGTAGAATTATTGAGGAAAAGGATGGGGTAGCTAGATGCATTTCATGTAAACGAGACTATGATGACCTAGCTCAATGGTTGTATTTGTCAGAAGAAGCAAGACTATATAGGATGAAACAATTAAAAAATGGCTGATAGATATAAAACAATAAACATTTATGATATGTACCCAAACAGTGGTGAGCTAGAATTAGGTGCAAATTTAATTGACCCAACAGCAAGTGCAAATTTTTCAAACAGAACTGATTTAGGTAACAGCTATTTTGATGCTATGGTTGGTGGATCATATCAACCAACTAACGAACAAAACAGAATAAATCCAAGAGCAGGTCTTTCAATGGGTAATGACAATATAAACTTGTCTGGGTTTATGGATAAATATCAAAAATCTCTAAATGCTAATGCTGGAAACTTTTCTGGTGGCATGACAAAAACAGCTAATGACGAACTAATTAAAAGACTTGGCTACAATAATAATAATATTAATGCTAACATTGTCAAAGATCCATACAACACAACTTATTCTGTAGAAGGATTATTAGGTACTATGTTTGGTGGTGATGTAACAGCAGAAGCTATGAAAGACGACTACAATAAAAGGATAATGTTTAACTATTTAAAAAACTTTTAAGGAGCAATGACCCACAACGGAGTTGCATAATAATGACTAAAGAAGAACAATTAACATTAGCTAGAGAGAAAGCTGCAATAGCTAACAAAGGAAATACAAACTCTAGTAAAAAGAATAGGTTACTAAAAGAAACTCTGAACAGAATTGTTACTCAAGACGATGCTAAAAGAGCTAGAACTGTTATGGAAGCATTAGTAGCATCTGCTGAAGATGGAAATATTAAAGCTTGTGAAGTAATCCTAGAAAGACTAGAGGGCAAGGTTCAAAGTCAAACAGACATAACATCTAGTGATGGATCATTACAGTCTAACCTTAAAATAGAATTTGTAGATGCAGCCGACCCAAAAGTTTCCGAGTAAGCTAAAGTTTTTATTTGAACCACACCGATATAAGGTAGCTTATGGTGGGAGAGGTTCAGGTAAGTCTTGGAGTTATGCAAGAGCTCTACTAATGATGGGTACAGAAAAACCATTAAGAGTTTTATGTACTAGGGAAGTCCAGAAGTCTATTAAGCAATCAGTGCACACGCTGTTAAAAGATCAGATACAAGCATTAGGTCTAGGTGAGTTCTACGAAGTTGTAGAGAACGCTATACGAGGTAAGAATGGAACAGAGTTTAACTTTGCAGGACTTGCTACGAATACAGTAGAAAGTATTAAATCCTTTGAGGGAGTTGATATAGTCTGGTGTGAGGAAGCACAGAACATTAGTAAACGATCATGGGACATCTTAATACCTACGATCAGGAAACCTGATAGTGAGATCTGGGTAACATTTAACCCTTACATGGATACAGATGATACCTACAAAAGATTTATTATTAATAAACCTAACAACGCTAGAATAGAAAAAGTTAATTACACTGACAATCCTTTTTTTCCAAAGGTGTTAGAGATAGAAAGAGAACGCTGTAGAAATCACAACGCTGAAGATTATGCAAACATCTGGGAAGGTGATACTAAAGCTGCTGCTGATGGTGCTATCTATCACAATGAGATAAGACAAGCACAAGAGTCTGGAAGGATTACTACTGTACATCCAGATGCCTTACTAAAGACTCACATAGTTATGGATCTAGGATGGAATGATTCTATGTCTATTATTTTATGTCAAAGAAATTTGTCCGAGATAAGGATCATAGATTATATAGAAGATGACCACAGGACTTTAGATAGCTACTCGGATCAACTAAAGAAGTTAGGACACAACTGGGGTACGATGTATCTACCTCATGATGCTAGGAACAAAGACTTTAAGTATGGAACATCTGCTGAAGAAATTATGCAGCGACTTAACTGGCAAACAGAAGTTATACCTAAAGCAAATATAGAGACTGGTATTAAGTTAGCAAGGATGACATTTGAGAGAGCTTACTTTGATCAGGATAAAACAAAAAGATTAATAGAGTGTTTAAAGAATTATAGAAGAAGCATTAACCAAGCAACGCAAGAACCACAAGCACCTTTGCATGATGAATACAGTCATGGTGCTGATGCTTGGCGATATACTTGTGCAGTTGTAGATGCAATGAGTAACGATGATTCATCTTGGGATCAACCACTAGAAATTAACAAATCATGGATAGTATAAATGGCATACGATAAGAAAAAAATGAACGCTAATTCTGATGACAACAGAGATTTATTAAATCTCGTGGAGTCACACATTGATGACAGTTTAGGGTTTATTGAAACTGAAACATCCAGAGAAAGACAGCAAAGTCTGGAAGCATATATGAGAGAACCTTACGGCAATGAGGTAGAAGGTCGTAGTCAGATAGTCACTGGTGAGGTTGCTGAAGTTGTAGATGGTGCACTGCCACAAATTATGAAGGTGTTTACCCAAAGTAATAATGCTGTTGTGTTTGAGCCAGTAAACGAAGGTGATGCTGAATTAGCTGAACAAGCTACCATAATGGCTAACCATGTATTTTATAAAGACAACAATGGCTTTGAAGTAATGAACTCTTGGTTCTGGGATGCATTATGCCAGAAGGTAGGTGTAGTAAAAGCATATTGGGATGACAAGAAAGATACAACAAAAGAAAAATATGAGATGCTTACTGAAGATGAGCTGACCATGATTATGCAAGACGAGGAAGTAGAAATTGTTGAGCAAGAAGAATATGAGGAAGTTATAGAGCAAGACCCACAACCAGCAGTAGACCAAATGGGTCAACCTATAATGGATGGAATGGGTATGCCAATGATGATGGAAACACCTCCAATCATTAATGTTTATTACAATATAAAATGTAAACGCACAAAAGATTACTCTAAAATAAAAATAGAGAATGTAGCTCCAGAAGAATTTTTAATTGATAAAAGAGCTGTGACAATTGAGGAAGCTGATTTTGTTGCACATAGAAAATTAGTTACTCGTTCAGATTTAGTTGCAATGGGGTATGACCCAAAAGTTGTTGAAACATTACCTATGGGTGATACATTAGACTTTACACCAGAGAGGGTAGCGAGATATGCTAGAGGTGAGCAACCTTTTAATACTTCTGACACTAATGATGAGTCAATGGAGTTGGTTGAATATTACGAATGTTATGTAAGAACAGATATGGATGGCGATGGTGTAGCCGAGCTTCATAGAGTTTGTTATGCAGGCAATGAAATATTAATGAGTGAGGAATGTGACTATGTTCCTTTCCACAGTGTTTGCCCATTACCAATACCACATAAATTCTTTGGTCAATCTTTAGCAGATAGAGCCATAGATTTACAGTTAGTTAAAACAACGATTACCCGACAAATGCTAGACAATCTTTATTTAACTAACAATTATAGAGTGGGTGCAGTAGAGGGACAGGTTAATCTTGATGACCTATTAACATCTACAGCAGGTGGTGTAATTCGTATTAAGAATCCTAATGCGTTAGTACCTATGACAGTACAAAGTAGTGCAGCACAATCATTCCCTATGCTGGAATACCTAGATGGTGTACAAGCAAAAAGAAGTGGTGTATCAGAAGCATCACAGGGTCTTGATCCTAACATTCTCCAGAATGTGACAGCCACAGCAGTGAGTGCAATGAGTAATGCAGCAGGTGGTAAAATTGAATTGATAGCTCGTATCTTTGCTGACACTGGAGTTAGTTCTCTTATGAAAGGTATCTTACATTTGCTTTGTAAGTATCAAGACAAAGAAAGAATCATTAAGGTAAACAACAAATATATTCCTATGAATCCTAGAGAGTGGGACACACAATACAATGTCACAGTTAATGTTGGTCTAGGTACAGGAAGCAAAACAGAACAATTAAGTGTCATGCAAATGGTCTTGGATAAACAAGAGCAGATGTTAAAAGAATATGGTTTATCAAATCCATTAGTTAGTTTAAAACAATACAGAGATACACTTGCTAAATTTGTAAACATGGCAGGGTTCAAAGATGAGTCTGGATTTATTAAAGATATTACACAAGAACAATCAGACCAACTTGCACAAGCTCAAGCACAAAACCCACAATCTGATCCTAATACCGAAGCAGCTAAAATACTTGCACAGGTAGAAAAAGAAAAAGCAGAGCTACAAGCACAGACACAAATGGCTAAAGTTGAAATGGAAAGAAAGGCATTAGAAGTTAAAGCACAAAGAGAATTGTTAGAAATGCAACAAAAAGAAATTCAGTTTGAAAAAGAAATGGCATTAAAAGAAATGGAGTTAGCACAAAAAGCAAACAATGATTCAGAAAAAAATGACATGAATAAAACAAAAGAGATAATAAATTCTTTAGAGAAAATACAAAATTTAGCATCACCTAAACTATGACCAAATCAGAAGCATTTAGAAACCTTCTACAAAGTCAAGAACTACATGATGAAGTAGAGATGATGAGAAAAGAATTAATGGATTTAATTATTAATACTGATGATGATGAGCCAAGCGTAAGAGAAGCAGCTTATATCAGAATTAAAGTTATTAACGAACTCATGGCTCGTTTTGAATCTATCGCAAAAGATGATGAGATCAAAGACAAGGCATGGAAAATAATATAGACATTTAGTCTGTATGGGAAAGCCACACCAAGATGGCATAAGGAAATAAAATGAGTGATGACACCATGACTTCCGATACAACGGAAAGTGGAAATCTAACAGTAACAGATGCAGCTTCAGCTATTGAAGGTATGTTATCTGCACCAGAGGACTCCACACAGGAACAACCAGAAGTTGTAGAAGAACAAACCGAAGAAGTAGAAGAAGTAGAGGAAACTGAAGAAGAAACTGAACCAGAGGTGGAAGAAGAAGTAGAAGCCGAAGAAGAAGTTGAAGCTGAAGAAGAATCCGAAGTTGAAGAACCTGAAGTAG